CGAAGGACAGCAAGCGCGGAATCTGGCGGCAGATCGGAAAGCGTCCCAACCATTACTGGGATTGCGAGATCGGAATTACCTTCATGGCGTTTCTTTACAAGTTGGTAGGGGCACCGGAGCCGGAGACCGAAGAAAGCAGTCATTGACACGGCGGCAGTCTTGTCAGAGGCGGGGCGCGGGGCAGGTTCGTTGAAGAAATTCGCGGCCGGGTTTTTGTTTGATTTATCCGCATGAAATACCCGCCCCACCTTTGACACTCTCTCTAGTGTGTGACTCCACTCGTTAGCGTTTTACTCAGGATAGCCAGCCTCCAAGGGCGCGGCGTAATCGAGGCCCTTGTGACTGGCCAGTTCGAGATTGTTAAAGGTTCCGGCAAGGTCATGATTTCCGCCAGCGCAACAAACAAGAGCTTTTCATTTCAGGTTGACCCCGCGCTTTCGGTTGCCGTGATTATGACGGCGGCGGATAAAACCCTTTCCTGGTTTGATTCTCACACCACTGTCGAGCTTGCGTCATTTTTAACCCGTCGCGCCACCAACAAAGCTCGAGTTTTCTTTTGCTGATATGGCCATCCTCGATCAATACGGCAACGCAATTTCTTCCCGAACTTTTCTAAAAGCGGCAGAAAATGGCGGTGGCCGTGTCCCATCTGTTCCGCTCCGCGTGCTTGACCCGCTCAAGAAATTGATTACCTATCGGGACTGGCTCACGACATCGTTTCTTTCCGATAAACTTTATGCAAATTTCGGCGTCGTCGAAGGCGTGATTTGCCAAAAGGCAATGTTTGCGGTCGGGAATGCATGGCTCCCCGTGTTCTTTGGCGCGGACGAAGAATGGGGCAAGGAAGCTCGAAGGTGGCTGATCGAAGAATGGTACCCGACGTGCGACATTCGCGGCACCAATTACGATTTTGTGACGAATCTTTATCAGCAATCCGTTGCCATTGACCGGGCTGGTGACACGATCAAAATGCTCTCGGAGTCTGACAATGGATGGCCAATGGTTCAGGACATTCCCAATCGCCAAATCGGCCAATGGGAAAGGTTTTCCGCAGCCGACCAAGTTTTAAAAGACGGTGACTATAAAGGACTTATCATGCGCAACGGCGTAATCATGACCCGCAACGAGCGACCGATGGCTTATCGAAAACTCGGCGAGACAAACGGCGAATTTGAAGACTTGGCGGCAAATTATGTTGTCCACACTTTCGAGCCAAAATGGAACGACCAGGCTCGGGGCTTCCCGATTTTCTCTTCATGCATCGAAGATTTCCGCGTGATTGCTCAGTCGGACGAATGGGAACAGCAAGCTGGCTTGATTGCTTCGGCCATCGGGTTGCTCGAATATAACGAGACCGGCGAGGGCGATACATCTGAGGATGACCCGCTCTCTCTGCAATCTAACGACGGCACCCCGGACGGAATGGAAGTCAAGACGATGTACGGCGGATTGATCCGATACATGAAGGCAAGCTCCGGGCAAAAATTGGAGCAACATATTAACAATCGTCCCGGCGCAGATTGGGAATCATTTCAGGACCGGACGTATCGCAAATGTTTAGCGGCGGCAAACTGGCCTTATTCGTGGGGCTGGAAACCCGGCGAAGCGAACGGGACCAGCCAACGCACCGAAAACACCAAGGCCCGCATCGCGGTTACTGATCGGCAATCGCTGCTGGAACCTTGCGCTCGTCGGCAAGTTGGCTACGCAATTTCAGTTGCCATCAAAAACGGAATGCTCCCGGCTTACCCGGGGCAGGACAAGGGCGGATTTCTCAAATGGGGATTCACCAAGCCGCCCCGGATCAGCATCGACGAGGGCCGGGACCGGCAGCAGCGCCGGGAGGATAGCAAGTTCGGTTTGGTCCTAGATTCGACCATTGTCGAGGAGGACGGGAATACCACTTATCAAGAGTTCTGCCAGAAAAGGGCCAGAGACGTTATCACGCGCAAAAAGGCGCAGCTTGCGGAAGAGGAAGCGTCCGGGATGAAAATTGAAGACCGGGAAATGAAGATGTTCACGCCGAACGACATGGGCGGCGAAGCAACTGTTTCCGAAACCGATGACCCTGATGGCGATGATGCCGAGGACGAGCCAGACGTGGGCATCGAAAACACAAAACGCCAAATGGATGCCTATGGCGTCGGCGTCAGATCGGGATCAATCACCCCAAATAACGAGGACGAGGCGACCTTTCGGGCGCAGTTAGGGCTGCCAAAAATCAACGCCAACGTCAAAAAAGCATGGGAAGAAGACGGCGGGGTGCGGCGACCAATAACCCTTGTGGGAAAAGACGGGCTCTTAGGTGAGCCGAAGCAAAGCGAAGACGACGAGATTTAAGAAAGCCGAAACACCATGAGATTCCAACGCATCCACGAAGCCGTCAATCACCAGCCCTGGTTTATCTCCTCGGCGGGTTATAGCTCAGTCCGGGCGTTGCTGGAAAACGCGATGGCGAAACCATCGGCAGACCTTGGCGAAGATTTTTCCGACTTCATCCGGCAGCGTCCAGGGATGGTGTTTGACCCGATGACCGGGACCGCGACCATTAACATTCTCGGCGTGTTGGGGCCCCACCTTTCCAACATTGAGAAATCATGCGGCAACACATCGTACGAGGATATTGTTTCAGAGATCGAACAAGCTAAGGAAGCTGGGGCGGCTCGGATCAATTTCCTTTTTGACTCACCAGGCGGGGCTTGCATGGGTTGCCATGAGGCGGCGCAGGCCATTTCACGGCTCCGCGACGAGACAAGCATTTTCACGGTAGCTTTCACGGACGGCCTTATGTGTTCCGCTGCTTATTACCTAGCCGCAGGATGCACCGCTATTGTTGCGACCGAGAGCGCAATGGTTGGCAACATAGGCGTGATACTACCTTGGGTGGATTCGTCAGGCGCATGGGAAATGATGGGGCTGGAGTTCGATCCTATCGTCAGCGAGGGGAGCGATCTTAAAAGCACAATGCACGGGCCGAGCCTCACCGAAGACCAGCGCGAATTCCTGCAAGATAATGTCAATCGCATGGGCGGGATGTTTCGCTCCCACGTTTCTGCAAATCGCCAGGTGCATGATGAGGTTTTCCGCGCTGGCTGGTATGGCGGCAGCGATGCAGTTTTGCTTGGGCTCGCGGACGTTGTGGGAGCCTCCCCGGCGGCAATCTGATTTGACACGCCAACCATGGCGTGAACCTACAAGATTTCCTTTCCAAAATCACCGGCCAGTCGGACCGACTCGAATCAGTTGTCGGAAAACTCACGGAGGCGCTTGCAACCGTCGAACTAAAAGACGCTGAAATCTCCGCGCTGAAATCCAGCGTTTCGGATTTTGAAGCTAAGATCGAAGCCGCTCCTAAACAGGAAGCCATTGACGCTCTCGAAGCCGAAAAGATTGACCTTTCCGGCAAGCTCGAAGTGGCGGTTGCCGAAGTGGCCGCGCTCCCTGAAAAAGTAAATGCCGAAGCTGCCCGAGTGGTTGCCAGTAACGGACACGCTCCCGTCGAGACCGTGGTTAGCGGAGCACCTGTCGCATCTGCCGAGCCTATCGACCGCGCCGAATTTAATGCTATGAGCCCCGCCGACCGTTTGGCTTTTTGTAAATCCGGCGGCAAAATTTCCTGAATATGGCAAAGGAAAAATATAACGCGCCGAAACAATCCGCTCAAGAAGTCGAGCACGCGCCTGCACCCGCCTCCGATCCGCTCATTAAAACTATGGCCGAAGTCGAGGCAATGACCGACAAAGAAAAGCAATCTTTCCGCGAAAAATGCGGCATCACTTCCAACCAGTAAAAAACTCCAATCTCACACAAATAAAATACCATGGCCAACACCCTCTCAAACCTGATCCCCGACGTTTACGAAGCCCTCGACGTAGTTTCTCGCGAACTCGTTGGAGCGATTCCCGGCGTCAATCGCAACGCTAAGGCCGACCGCCTTGCCACCGGACAAACCCTTCGGTCGTCCGTTGTCCCAGTCAATACGACTGCGACGTACACTCCGGCAATGAGCGTCCCCGCTGCCATTGATCAGACGGTCGGAAATGTCGAGTTGTCCTTGTCGAAAAACAAGTACGCAGGTTTTTCTTGGACCGGCGAAGAGGAATACGGCGTGGACCAAGGCCCCGGTTCGATGTCCATCCAGCAAGACCAAATCGCCCAGGCTTTTCGGGTTTTGGTCAATGAGATGGAAAACGATGTTTGCGACGCACTTGCCCTTGGCGCTTCCCGCGCTTATGGCACTGCTGGCACTACCCCGTTTGCCACCACTCTCGGAGATTCGGCGCAAGCCAAGAAAATCCTTGACGATAATGGTGCTCCGGCTTCCGGTCGGTCTTTGGTTATCAACACCAGCGCAGGCGCGGCTCTCCGATCATTGGGACAACTCACCAAAGCCAACGAGGCGGCAACCACGATGACTCTTCGCGATGGCGAGCTTCTGAGCCTTCACGGATTCGCAGTCCGTGAATCTGCTCAGATTTACAACGGCACAGCCGGAACCGGATCGAGCGCAACCACTGACACTGCCGGGTACGCTGTTGGCGCAACCGTCTTGACCTTGGCTTCTGCCGGGACCGGAACGATTGTTGCTGGCGACATCCTCTCCTTCGTTGGCGACGTAAACAAATACGTGGTGGTCAGTGGAGACGCTGATGTCTCTGGCGGCGGCACCGTCACCATTGCAGCCCCTGGGTTGCGAATCGCCATGAGCGCGGCCACTAAGGCAATCACGGTTAACGCTACCAGCGTCCGCAACTTGGCCTTCTCGGCCAACGCGCTTACCCTCGCCACTCGTCTGCCAATCTTCCCTCGCCAAGGCGACCTTGCCATTGATAGCGAGATCATCACTGATCCCCGCACCGGAATCAGCTTTGATCTCCGCGTCTATCCTGGCGACGGAATGGTGCAATACCGCGTTCATGCCCTTTGGGGCTGGGCGATGGAAAAACCAGAGCACGCGGCTATCCTCCTAGGATAAGTAATTCACCCCAGCAAATTAAGACCTCGGCAGCAATCCCGCTCCGAGGTCTTTTTTGTAATGTGACACCGTGCCCTTTGTATGAGCGAATTTTCCGATTTGATGGCCGCCGGATTGGCGCAGACTGTGGCGGAGATTCCGACAAAGTTTACATTTCGGAACAAATCATTCACCGGCATTTATTCAGAGCTTTCTGAATCGGACGTTCTTGCCGCTGGCGGATTTGAGCAAGAGCTGACCGGGAACATTTTGATCCCGTTTTCTCAGGTTCTTGGAGGTGACCCGGAGCCGGACGAAGATATTTTCGTAAACGAAGTCCTGCATAAAGTCGGAAGGCCAGTCACTAAAGACGAGGTTTCCTGGTTTCTTACCCTCGTCGCTCCCTACTCATGAGCAACACATTGGACAGATTAATTGAGGACGGGCTTTGCAGGCTTATTACTAGGCAAATGCCGATCACTGGCGGCGTCCAGGTCGTACCGTATATGCAAGGCGGCGACGAAGATAATGCAATCCTTCCCCGCGTGGTGGTGAGAGCGGAAATCCTAGAGACGCCCGATCTCATTTCGGTAAATGTTTACGAGGTGGCGGTTGAAATCATAACCTACATCGACGCCAAACAGCAAAACTCGTCCAGCAAAGACACCCGGATCGTTTCTGGAATAGATTGTGTGGTGGAGGACTCAGGACTTTCGGCAAAGCTAACGACTAGCACGCTCGCAATTTATGGTGCTGTCACCGGGGGCAGAGAGCAAGCGATCGAAGGGAATCGTTTCGTGAGGACGCGCAACCTCACCTTGCACGGCGGGCTTCGTTAATTTGACACCGCCGCAGTGGTATGGCTTCTACTGTCCTCGGCACCGCACTTTCTTTTGGGGCTCCAACCGTCACCGGATTGGTGGTTCAATCCGCTTCTTTTGACGAAATCCGCAGCATTGCGGAAGTTGCTGATGAAGATGGAGACTTTGTTTCCGCTGCAATTTACGCCCCCAAAATCACCGGGACAATTGAAGGGGTGAACAACTCCGAGGCCCTTGCAATCAATGACGCAATCTCCGTAACCGGGGCTCCCGCTGGCACGTATTACATCACTGCAAAAGGACTCAAGCTCGGCAATACGGACTTCCAACGCGTGACCATTAGCTTGACCTCATGGGGCGGCATCTCAGCTTAAAAATGACCCGGCCCTTCGTGGCCCGACATATACCAAATGAACAAACTCCCGCAGGAAAAACGCGATCAATTTTTTTTGACCGATAACCTAAAGCTCGCCGCAGCAATGACGGCGGCAGGCTTCGGACTGAAAACCGCAATTGAAAACGGCGAAGAAGTAATCACTGGTATTTCCAGAATCATCGCTAAGGGCCGGGAGACGTTATCTTTCCGACTTGAGCCTAAGCACCAAGGAGTGAAGGCGGTGGATATGCTCAACGCTTTCAACAACAAGGTGGACCTGCCAGGCCGAGTTGATGAAATCCTTGCTGCTCGCGGAGTCACCGCAGAGGAGTACGTTTTAATTGCTTTTGACGCAGCCCGCTCCGGGCTCAACAACGGCTCGACGCTTATGCATTGCGGTCGCAATCAAAAGGCGATGATTGCCAAGGAAATTTCTGGCGGTCGAACTGTGATTTATCGCGAGGGGGCCAACCGCGAACAATTGACCGCACTTATCAATCACTCTTAAAAACTAAACCAAAATACCAAATGAACGACGACACCGACTTTCTCGAAGACGACCACGACGCGCCCCAACGCAGGGCATTCACGCAACATGATTCCATTTCCTTTAATGGAATTGCGCTTTCCCCGCTATCCTTTGGGACGCTGGATTTGCTGCAAGAAACCCAAAACCGATTCTTCACTGGAAGCTCTAAAAATGCTGGCGTTTCGGATGTCATTGGTTTCCTTTTAATCCACCAGGCCGACAAACAGGCAGCAAGGCGGGCGCGGTACATGGCATGGGAAGGGCGCGTGGCATGGCGCGAATTCGTAAATGAATATCTGACCGAAAACGGAGCGATCATGGCAGACATTTCCAAGCTCACCCCAATCATTCAGAAAATGTGCCAAGATTTTGCTCGAATCCAAACCAAGTCCACAGACGCACCGGGGCCTAAAAAAAAAGCTGGTCGCCGGGTTGGTCAGCGTGGGTAGTTTCATCAATCGCTAAGGAAACCGGATGGAGTTATCAATCAATAATGTGGGAAATTCCAGCGGCGGTTATCATCCAAATTCACGACACGATTCTTTTCCGCGCCGGCGTAGGGCTAAGGTGGGCCGGGGACAGTGTTGACATAGACTCTATATTTGATGGCTAAGACTGTAACAATCGAGATGGACGCGAGCCGAATGGCTGGAGCTTTGCGCGAATTGGCGCGAGTTTCCGGCAAGGATTTCCGAACAGTCGTTAGAAACGAAACGGAAAAGATTCTCGAAGGGGCGGCTCGGCGTACATCAATGGCGCAAGCCAAAGACATTAAAGCCGCGCAGGAAGCGAAGGGATGGAAAAACATCAACGGGAAACTTTACAAGCTCAGCCACAAATACCCAGACGCAACCTGGGCAATGATTAAGCGTGAGCAAAAACGAAGCCTCGTCGAAAAGTTGAAAGTGCGAGGATTGGCTCGCAAAATCTGGCTGCAAATTGCGCAGGAACTTAATTTGACGATCAAGGTCGCCGGACAAGTTCGGAAGGCCACAACCAAAAAGGGAGACTACCCCATCGACGCAAGCGGCAGCGAGACCGGGAGCGGATCGGGATACACAATCCAAGGCACGTCTCTGCGAAATTACGCTCCCGGAATCGTGCGGGCATTGTCTGGCGCGATCAGAGGCAGACTTTCATTCTTCAAAACAAATATGCGGAAAGGCGTCTTTAAAAAAGCCAAAGACATCGCCGCAAAATATCCGGGGCTATACGTCAATGGCCGTTGAAGCACTCAGTTTCAAAATAGGGGCCGACGCTAAGGCTTTTCGCAGCGGCATAAAGGGCGCTATGGGGTCGATTGCTGGAATGGCTGCCGCCTTCATTTCGGTGCGGGCAGTCATTTCGTCATTTTCCGACGCGCTCGACATGGGAGGACGGTTGAACGACTTGGCTTCCAGCACGGGAGACACGGCTGGCAATCTGGCAATTCTGGAAAGGTCGTTTCAAAATGCAGGAGCGGGAGCTGAGAATGTTGGTCCGGCTATTGCAAAAATGCAGAAGTCTATCCAAGACGCGTCCGAAGGAACCGCCGAGGCGGTTGACGCGCTCGCGCTCATGGGCCTAACCGCCGCCGACCTGGAGGGCAAATTACCCACGGAGCAAGTGCAAATCATGTCTGCCGGGATTGCTGCAATTGATGACCCGACAAAAAGAGCTGCCGCAGCCATGGGCGTTTTTGGAAAGTCCGGGTCTAAATTGCTTCC